CGGTAGCAAGAACCCCCTGGCCTGATCAGTCAGGGGGCAGGTAACAAACCATCGCGATCCCCGTGTGGGTCGCCCAGCGGCACGGCGCTGATTTTTAGCGTTGTGTCGTTTTTGTTTTCTGGAGGTGACGATGAGCAGGAATATACGCCGGGTACTGGCGACTTTTGAAGCTGGGGCAACCACCGCTACATACACTGAGCAATTCCTCGCTGAGGATGGATCTGTAGGGAGGGAAATCCCAGGACTGACGGCGTTTCGGATGTCGCAGTTCGCGGCCATGAATATCGCAGTGCCGTCGGGCATTGCCGGTGGAGTCGTCAAACTCCGCTTTAAGGTTGCGAGTGTGCTGGGTGGCAGCTTCCGTGAGGCGTATGACGAAGACGGTATCGTGATCGCCGTGCCTGCTACGGTGAGCATCCAGGTCGTTAAAGACAAGGTGTTTTTCGTTGATCCTGACACTTTCTGTTCGGCGCTGGTGCAACTGCTGCCGGTTGATGTCAACGGGGCGGCGATCACTCCTGGCGCTGTGGTATTCGAGATCTCGCTGAAGGACTAGATGGACGAAAAAAAGCGGAAGAAAGCGGGATTGAGCAGCAAACAACAGGCGTTTGTCGATTATTACGTCGGTGAAGCGCGGTTCGTTGGTGCTGAAGCAGCTCGTCTGGCTGGCTACGCTGAGGGATCGGCGCGACAGCAAGCCTCCCGCTTGCTGACAAATGATGACGTCCAGGAGGCGATCAAACAGCGAATCAGCGAGATCGCGATGTCATCGCATGAAGTCCTCGTCCGACTCTCCGAACATGCGCGCGGCAGTATGGAAGATTTTATCGACCCGGAAACGATGCTGGTAGATCTCCATAAGGCGGCTGATAAAAAACAACTCCATCTCCTGAAGAAAATCAAATACGTTACCCGCACGCAGATTATGCGCGATGGCGAAGAAGTTGATGAAGCCACGCGCATTGACACGATTGAATTCGAGCTTTACGACCAACAGGCCGCGCTCGCGCTGCTGGGCAAACACCATAAGTTATTTGTGGAGCGGCATGAGATGACGGGTAAGGACGGTAAAGCTATCCCGATTTCCATTCAGCCGTTCTCGGATATGGATGATGACGAGCTTGATCAATTCATCCAAGAAAACGGCGGCTAGGCTCGCCAAGGAAGAAAAAGCGCGACGCCTCGCCCAACGCTCTTTAACAGCTTATAAGAGGCTTGTCTACCGGCGCTACCAACACGCGCTGCACCTGGACGCCCTGGATCGCCTGCTGGAGCAGGTGACGCTGTACGTTGAGACAGGCGGGAAAGAGGGCATCGGGCGGGCCGTCATCGAGATGCCGCCGCGACACGGCAAAACCATGTCCGTGTCGAAGCTCTATCCCACCTGGCACTTAGGACGCAACCCGGATCACCGGATCATGCTGGTGAGCTACGGTGCATCACTGGCGCGCAAAAACAGCCGTTTCGCTCGCACGATGATGCGAACAGATCGTTATCAGGCGATCTTCGGCGGAGTAGCGGCCAGCGATAACGGTCTTGTTTACTGGGACCTCTCTGGCAGTCTGACGCTTGATCCTCACAGCGCGGCGGCTGAAGCCTGGGATCTGGCTCCTCCTTACGAGGGGGGCATGGATGCGATGGGCATCGACGGCGCGGCCACCGGCAAGGGCGCGCACGTCCTGATCATCGACGACCCGATCAAAAACCGCGCGGACGCCGAGAGCGAACTTATCCGCGACAAGATCTGGGAAGCCTTCATCGACGACCTGATGACCCGGTTGGAGCCGGGCGGCGCAGTCATCGTCATGATGACACGCTGGCACGAAGATGACCAGATCGGGCGGCTGGATAAATACGACCCAGAAGGTTGGGTGCACCTGCGGCTGCCAGCGCTGGCGGAAGAAAATGATCCACTAGGGCGCGCACCCGGCGAGGCGCTGTGGGCGGCACGGTATCCAGTGGAAACGCTGCTGGAGATTAAGCGCAAACGGAGCCCGTATTCGTGGGCATCGCTGTACCAACAGCGGCCCATCCCGCGCGAGGGTGGCCTGTTTAAATGGCAGGATATCCACGACCACAGAACAGACAGCTACCCCGATCTGGTGCGAGTAGTTGTCGGCGTTGATCCCTCTGGCAGCAGTGACGGGGATGAGATTGGTATTGTGACTGGCGGATTGGCTCGCGACGGGCATGTATACATCATCGAAGACGCTAGTCGGCACGGATCGCCAGCGCAGTGGGGTCGGGCCGTGGTTGCAGCCTACCATAAGCACCAGGCGGATCGGGTCGTTGCCGAAAAGAACTATGGCGGCGATATGGTTGAGTCGGTCATACGGACGGTAGAGAGCACGGTTAGTTATGAAGGCGTCCCCGCGACGCGCGGGAAAGAATTACGGGCAGAGCCGGTAGCGTCGCTGTATGAACAAGGGTTGGTGCATCATGTCGGAGAGTTCGAGCAGCTTGAAGACGAGATGACGACCTGGAAGCCCGGTAAAAAATCTCCCAATCGCATGGATGCGCTGGTATGGGTAATCACAGCGCTGGCGTTAGATGAGGAAAAGCCTGCCAAGATGCGGCAGGTCAAGAGGAAATGGTGAGAGCGTGAAACGACCCACCTTTGCATGGCGCAAACGGCAACCTGTTCAGGAACTTATCGGACAGGTTAAACGCATATATCGAGTGATCGGCACCTGGTGGGGCAACCTGCACAGCGCCGAGATCGCGCGCGACTGGACGGAGCCGGATGCTCGGTTCTGGGATATGGCGCGGCGCGGCAAAGCCAAGGGCCTGGAACTCTCAGGGCTATTCCTCAAGCCGCTGGGCAGCAAGGTCGCGAGCTGGGTGTTGGGGCAAGCGCCGAAATGGAACACCGACAGCCCGCGCTCAAAGGAGCTGCTGAATACCTGGTGGGGGTCTCATCATTCCCACATTTTGCGCGCCTATGAAGAAGCGGCGGACCTGGGTAATTGTTTCGTCGTGGTTAACAGCGATATGAGCCTGACCGTTCTTCCTCCCAGCGTGGTGACCCCGATCATTGATGACAATGACTATTCGCGGATTCTGGGCTGGCGCGTGACGGAGCGACACCCGCACCCGACCAAACCGGGCGATGAGATGCTCATTATCGACGAATACACCCTGACCGAACGAACGCAAAAAAAATTGCGTAACGGGGTGGAGTTTTTCAACAAGAAATATCCCAACCTGATCGGGCGGCTGCCGATTGTGCATATTCCCAACAGCCGGGGCGCGAATGAAGTTTTTGGTCGTGCCGCAGGTGAACCCATGCTGGGGCTGCTGCACTGGTATCAAGAGGTGCTGGTATCCGCGCTGGAAGGTAACAAACACCAGGGCCGACCCACGCCGAAGATCCGGTTTGAGACGATTGAACAGTTGGATCGTTTCTTCGAGGATAACGGGACCATCCAGAAGCAGAACATGCCGGATGGCACGGTCGAAGAAACCGTGGTCGTTGATTTTGACTCGGATCGGCTGATGGCGCTGGCCGGGGGTGACTTCAAATATGAGCAGCCGGGGAGCTTTGCCGATGACACGGTGAAGCTGCTGGAGATGCTGTACTACCTCTTCCTGGAACACAGCGAAATTCCTGAATTTGTGATGGGCACGGCGATTGCATCCAGCAAGGCCAGTGCCGAGGCTCAGATGCCCGTTTTTGTGAAGTGGATTGAGAAAAAACGCGGCGAAGTGTCGGATTGGATGGTCGAACTGGCGCAGGTCGTGTTGGCGTATTACGCGCTGTTTGAGCGCGGCGTGAGCACGGATGACGTGCCGGTGCTGGTCTGGGGTGAACTGACCAACCAGGACGGTCAATTGACCCAAGCCGCTGTCGAATGGGCGTATGCCGAAGGTCTGCTGGATGATGAGACCGCGCTAGGGTTGATGCCGTTCACCCTCGAAAACGCCAAGGATGTGCTGAAAAAAGCGCAGAAGCAGAAAGATGAGCGCGCGGCGAAGTTCGCCCAGGAAGGTCCGCCGAATTTCCAGAACTATTTGAATCAGGAACAGCAGGACGAGGATCAGGCGGCGTAAATGGCGACGAGTTGGAAACGGCAGCAGCTTCAGCATGAGGCAGCGATGTACCAGCGCTTAAAAGGCGACCTGGTTGATCTGGCGGCAACTATCAGCCAGATCGTACTGCGTGCTGCTGGCCGCGATGGGCAGATCCCCAACCGCCGATCCACGCGCGAGACACTTTCGAGAGCCGTCTGGCAGCAAGCCATCAAGCCGTATTTCATCGGGGCAGGGGATGACCCATTGATCGGCGCAGTACCGCAGTCGCCGTACATGCGGCTGATCGTGGATGGCATACGCGGGTCGATACGCATCCAGGCCGAACGGCAGATCGCGATTATTAAAAAGTCTGCACCTGACGATGTCACACGATGGCTGACCGGGCCGCGACTCCGGGCGACTGTGCGCGAGATCGGCGGCGGGGATCGGCGGCTGGACTACGACCCCTTCCATTTATTTGTGAATCCCAACGGGTATCGGCTGTCGGATAACGGATGGAATACGGCGATCCGAAGCCGGGCGGCCATTGATAATTTACTGACCTATGAGATTCCACGGCGTACCGCAGCGGTTGATATTGCGACCAAGCTGGAGCCGTATCTATGGCCCGAAGCGGCACAGGTGCGGACGCTGACGCCGTATGGCAGCGATGGCAGCTATTGGGCGCGGCGGCTGGCACGGACGGAAATTACTGCCGCTGCTGGTCGCAGTACGGTCAATGCCAGCCTGGGCAATCCTTATGTGGATCTGCTGCGCTGGACGCTATCGGGCAGCCATCCAGAGCCCGATATCTGCGATGAGAACGCGCACGGTGGACCGACATCCGACGGGCGATATCCCAAAAC